GGCTTCAAGAAAGGCTTTGACACCGAAAAAATCACCGAGGCATTGAAGGAATGGGCAGACAACAACAAGGAAGTCGTGATAGGCATCGGCGCCGTGGTAGGCTTCAACCTTATCACCGGAATCGCCGGCAAGCTCAACGACCTGATCTCCCTCTTCAGAAAGGACAGCGGCGGATCCTCTGCAGCTGATACCGCAACCCTCGGCACAATGACGGTAACAAGCACAACCACGACCGTCAACGGTACCGTGGTCAACGTTTACGGCGCGACCGTAAACAACGCCGGAAACGGAAGTGATATCGGAGACTTTATCAAACGATACACCGGCGCCAAGCTACTCACCGAAGGCGGCAAGCAAGCCGTCAAGGGACTACTCGGCACTGGCTCCAAACAAGGAATCGGCACAGCAATAAAGGGACTGCTAACAAGTGGTGGCACCACAGCCACAGCGGCAGGCACCGGAAAGGTAATCAATACCGTTCAACTTGCAAACGGAACGTTCGCCGCATCCGGTGGAACCCTTTCAACTTTGCTTGCAGATTTCGGAATATCGCTCGGTTCTGGCGCAACAACCGCAGCTGGCGCAACAGCCGCAGGCGCGGCAAGCACCGGAGGCATTCTCGGAATGGTAGCCGGAGGCATCTCCTCCATTGTCGACCTCTTCCAGGGTATCGGCAAGAGCAAAGAAGGAGATAAAAAAGGCGCCAAAGACGAATACGTAACAGCTGGCACCAAAGTCGGAATGATGGGCGCAGGAGCAGGAATCGGCGCCGCGATCGGCTCGATTATTCCTGGCGCAGGCACCGCAGTCGGCGCACTTGTCGGCGGCGGCATCGGCGGAATTATTTCGCTTTTCACCGGCGACAAAGCCGGCAAAGCGATCTCCGACGGATCGGACGAAGGCGGCTGGCTTTCCAACGCGTGGGAAGGCACCAAGAAATTCTTCAAGGAAGACCTCGGAAAATTCTTCACGCAAACCATCCCGAAAGGCTGGAACAGCTTCTGGGGAGCAATCTCGAACTTTTTCACGACCACAATCCCGACCTGGTGGGGCGGCTTGAAGGAGAAGGTCTCGACCTTCTTCACCGAGACGATCCCGGAGAAATGGGACGAAATGTGGGAAGGAATCGGCGCCTTCTTTACGGAAGACGTGCCATACGCCATAGGCTACGCCTGCGGTAAGATCGAGATATTCTTCACGGAGACGATCCCCGGCTTCTTCGGAGATCTCTGGGACGGAATCAGCACGTTCTTCTCCGACACGCTCCCGACATGGGCAAGCGACGTCTGGAATAACCACATCGTCCCATTTTTCACAGAAACCATCCCCGAATTCTTCGGCGGAATTTTTGAAGCCATCGGAACCTTCTTCACCGATACCCTTCCCACCTGGGCGTCGGACGTTTGGAACAATTCTATCGTTCCATTCTTCACCGAAGACATTCCGAACTTCTTCAGCGGCCTGTGGAATTCAATATCAACATTTTTCACGGACACCCTGCCGACGTGGGCATCGGATACGTGGAATAACCATATTGTGCCCTTCTTTACGGAGAGCATTCCGTCCTTTTTCTCAACGCTCTGGAACTCGATCAAGACGTTTTTCACAGAGACGCTGCCTACCTGGGCAAGCAACATCTGGAACAACAACATCGTGCCGTTTTTCACGGAGACAATCCCTGGCTTCTTCTCAAGCGTATGGGAAGCCGTGAAGAAATTATTCACAGAGGCGATCCCAACCCTGGCATCGAACATCTGGGGAGCCATCAGCGGATGGTTCAGCAGCATCGGCGACTGGTTCGGAGACGTATGGGACAAAGTGAGCGGCTTCTTCGGAGCCGGCTATAACGACGCAAAGGGCAAGCACGCATGGGGCGGCATTATGCACTCCCCACACGTGGGACTTGTCGCAGAAGACGGACCCGAAGCAATTATTCCTCTTTCGCCCAGCAAGAACGCAAGAGGACTCGACCTCTGGATGAGAGCCGGCGAACAGCTCGGCGTCAGACCTTACGCAGAAGGCGGAATCGTGGGAGACATCCCCGAAGACATTCCGGTGACAACCTTCAGCGGATCCGGCGGAGGCAACAACGTCGAAATCAAGGTAGAGGTCAACCCGCAATTTGTAATCGAAGCCAGAGACGCAGGCTTTGATGGCGAGAGCTTGATCGCCGTCATCAAGGCACACATCCGCGAACTGGTGGACGACATCGGCGATGAGCTGGCAGAACGCCTCGCTCGCGTCTTTGCCAATATGCCTGTGAAGGGAGGAGCGTAACACATGGATTTATACCTGACCGAAAAAGACACCGGCTGGAGACTTTCATGGTGCCTCCTCCCGGAAAAGGTGAAAGCGAAGGCAGACAGCGACTTCATCACCTACAAATTCATCAACATCGGCGAAGTTAAAATACCGAGTGGCCAGAAGCTCCGCACATTCTCCTGGAGTGGAACATTCCCAGGACCGGCGATGCGTCAGATGCCGTTTGTAAAGACGGCGCTCTACCATTCACCGAAGGAAATGATATCCACCATCGAGAAGTGGAGAACAAACCGCACGGAACTGGTTCTGATGCTTACCGAGACACCGATATACGCCAACGTTTATCTGAAGTCCTTCACCTACGAGCCAACAGGCGGCGTGGGCAATTACGACTACACGATAGAATTCATCGAGGCGAAGTCGGCGACGGTTTATACCATCACGGAAGCGCAGACCACCCAGAGCGCCCAGAATTCGAACGTAGCGAGCGGATCGAGACCGACGACTAATTCTACCAACACCCCGACAAAATCGGAGCAGACGAAGACGTACACGGTCAAGAAGGGCGACTGCCTCTGGAACATCGCAAAGGCGAAGCTGGGAAGCGGAGCCAAGTACACGGCAATCTACGCGCTGAACAAAAAGACGATAGGATCAAACCCGAACCTCATCAGACCGGGAATGGTTCTGCTCTTGCCTTATTAAGGAGGTGCAGCACGGATGATTGACGTCAGCAAAATCACATACAAGACCTATCTGCTCCGGGAGAACGGCGAGCAGCTGGACATCACCGGAGCCTCAACAGACGTCGGCTGGGAGGAAAACGAGGGAGAGCTCGCACAGCGTGTCTCCCTCAACCTCGCCAACGTCGTCCACAAAGGCAGCAGAATGTCGACCCTGGCAAAGCCGAACTGCTACATCATCGTCAAAGCCGAATACGGCGGAGAATCTGAAGAAGTAGCAAGAGGCAAGATCACGGACTGGGCACCGGCGCGCTCCAGCACGTCGGACGCCCTCGACCTTCTCGGCTATGACGAATTATTCGACCTGCAGGGATCGCAAGACAACCGATACATCAGCGCAGGCGTAGGCACCAAAACCGCCCTGATGGGGATATTCAACGACTGGGGAATCCCGGTGGAAAAGTACGAAGGACCGGACGTCTCGCACGCGAAGACCACCTTCAAGAACGAATACCTATCAGACATCGCCCTGGAGCTTCTGGAGACCGCCCATAAGCACGGAGGAGCAGACTGCATCATCCGCGCCAGGAAGGGCAAGGTCTCGGTCGTTCCGAAAGGCAGCAACTCAACCATTTACTGCTTCGAGGAAGAGCGAAACCTCGAACTGACCAAGTACAAGATCAGCACCGGGGACATGGTAACGGTCGTCAAAGTCGTAGCTTCAGAAGACGACGACGGCCGCCAAGCGGTAGAAGCCATCATCAACGGCAAGACGGAGTACGGCAAGCGCCAGAAGATCTACGTCCGCGATGATGACGACTCCCTGGCGACCGCCACAACTGCCGCAAAGGAGATCCTCAAAGAAGAAGGCGAACCGGAAGAGACAATGAACTTCAAGGCACCAGACATCCCCTGGCTCCGTAAAGGAGACAAGGTGAAGGTGACCGCCCGCGTTTTCACCGGGTACGCTCTTGTCGTTTCCATTCAGCACAACGCCTCCAACAAGTCCATGAGCATGGGACTGGTGAAATACAACGCAGACGCCATCAAAGGCAGCGGCGCCGTACAATCCACAACCACCAAGAAGGACTACAAGGTCGGCGACATCGTCAACTTCAACGGAGGAAACCACTACTACACGTCGCAGGACGCAAGTCCGCGCGGCGGCAATAGAACCGGCGGCAAAGCAAAAATCACCGTCGTAGCAAAAGGAGCCAAGCACCCATACCACCTCATCGGCGGCGCTTATAACAACGTCGGCGGCAGCAGTAACGTCTACGGCTGGGTAGATGCTGGCTCGTTCAGTTAAGGAGGCGAGGACATGGACGAAGGAATGAACAAGCTCGCAAGAGTGCTCCACGGAAGGATGAAAAGCGAAAGAGAGGCGTTCTCCGCCCTCCCGCTTGACTTCGGAGAAATCCAGAAGGACTACAGCCTCCTCACCAACACATACCCGATACCGATCCCGAAAGCGGACTACCTCGTTCTCGAAGACTTAACCCTCGGAGAGACCGGGACGAAGCTCACAACAACCACCCAGAACGGCGCACACACCCACGGCAACAACGGAAGCCACGGAGGACACGTAGGCGGCGACGGATCCCATGAGCACGAAAGCAGCGGAACCCACAGCCACACCGTCCTCATTCCTGAAAAGCTCCGCTGGCTCAAGCCTGGCGACCGCGTCCTGGTGGCGTGGGTGCAGCACGACGCCATCGTCGTGGGAAGAGTCCGCCCGGCGACTGACATCGGATAGGAGGCGAAATCATGGCAGAAAAGAACCTATTCCCCGTCTTTGACGTGCCGGAGATCTCGGCGCCGACGCAGAGTGAAACGCGAACGTACAAACCGAGCGTATTCTTCGACTACGACAAGGGCGACTTCAGGCTTGATGGTGCCCATAAGATGACCGCCTCCACCGGCAAAGAAGCCTATATGCAATGGTGCCGCAAGGTCGTAATGACCGAGCGCGACGCCTGCCTCGCTTACAGCACAGACATCGGCATCGAAGGAGAGGCGGCGCTTGCAGAGGGCGACCACGCCGCCGTGGAATCGGCACTCGAAAAAACCATCACAGAGGCGCTCATGGTCAACACCCACACCGAGTACGTCCGAGGCTTTGAATTCAGCTGGAGAGCAGACGCTCTCTACATGGCATTCACAATCAAGGGCAAGGAATGGGAAGAAGAGACGATCAGCGTCTTATACCCAACGTAAGGAGGAAGAAGCATGGCAACAAATACCACATTCGTCCCGCCCGCCTGGCTGGAAGGTCAGGACGCGGAGACGATCCACGCGCGAATGATGCAAAACCTCCCTGACGACATCGACGACACCGAGGGCGGATTTCCGTGGGACTTCACGAAGCCGACGGCGCTGGAAAAAGCAGAGCTGCTCGAATTCCACATGATGGAGACCACCAAAATCATGCACTATATGTTCTCCTACGGAATCTACCTCGACTACCACGCAAAAGCGGTAGGCATCACCAGAAAGGAAGCGAGCCGTGCTTCAGGAAACCTGCAGATCACCGGCTCACCCGGTACGGTTATCCCGAACGGTTTCCTTTTTGCCGTTCCGGCATCCGGAGACACAGCGGCGATCACCTTCCACACAACCGAAGAAGCGACCATCAACACCGACGGCGAAGCGACGGTACCTATCCAGGCAACCGAAACAGGTCCCATCGGCAACGTGGCCGCAGACACCATCATCATCATGGTGTCGCCTTCCATTTCAGGCATCGAGAGAATCACCAACCTCGAAAGCACCAGCGGCGGTGCAGCTGAAGAGGACGACGAATCGCTCCGCAGCCGAATCGGCGAAATTTGCGAAGCGTCGGACGCCTCCTTCGTAGGCTGCGACAATGACTACTCCCGCTGGGCGAAGGAGATCAACGGCGTGGGAGACGTTATCGTCATAGCAGAATGGAACGGACCCGGCACCGTGAAGGTCGTCGTCATGGACGCCAACGGACAACCGGCGAACGCCAAGATCATCGAGGACGTGGAGAACCACATCGTGGCACCGAACGACCGGAAAGCCAGACTGGCTCCGATCGGCGCAACGGTAACCATTACCGCCCCGACAACGGTCGACGTCGACGTCTCCTGCGACCTTACCATCGCAACAGGCGAAGACTACACCGCAATCGTGGCAAATATCGGAGAGAGCCTGAAGGACTACTTCGAGACAGCACAAAAGGAAGGCGTTATCAAGCGCAACCGCATCGGCTCGATTATTATCGGCACCGACGGCGTAGCGGACTACGCCAACCTCACGCTCAACGGAGAAACCGGCAACATCACCCTCGCGCTGGATGAATACCCGAACATCATCGGGCAGTTTGCAACTGCAGTCAGCGCCACGGAGGTGTAAGCGATGGACAAAAACTTCGATATAGAACACTTCCCGACAAAAGAAAGCGCCAAACGCATGATGAGCCGTGTATCGCCGATTTATGAGAATTCATACGTCGGCAAGTGGCTCTTCGAGGTTATGGGCATTGAGATGGACCAAGCACGACAACTCGTGGAAAGCCTCCGTCAGCAATGCTTCCTCGAACAATGCACCTGGGGCATCAGATACTGGGAGCAGCGGTACGGATTAGAGGTTGACGAAACCAAAGACCTCGAAACCAGACGCGCAGCGGTCATCGCAAAGCGAGGACGCAAGCAACCGATAACCCCAGCCGCCCTGGAAGACATTCTCGAAGCTCTCACCGGCAGAACGGTGGCGGTGGACGAAGACAACGGCAGCTACGCCTTCAAAGTTTCCATCGAGGAAGGAACCTCGATCGTGGACTACACGGCGATCATCAAGAAGATAAACACCGTGAAACCGTCCCACCTCACGTACAGCATCGAGCTGGCGCGAAAAGGGACGCTGACTCTTCACATCGGAGTAGCCAGCTACCAAGAGAAAAGCGTGATAATCTCGGAATTCGACCAGACAGGAATCAGCGATGTAACAACCCTTACGGACGAAAACGACGAATATCTGTGCGACGAAGACGGAAACATCTTCGTCGACGAAGAATAAGGAGGCGATCACATGGGACTCATCCCACAATTAACTGATGCCGGAAAAGCAATGATGATCAGAGCCATGACAGGCAGTACCCTCAACTTTACGGCAATTAAAATCGGTGACGCGAACGCCCCGTCTGCGCTGAAATCTGGCGACTACTGGTACGATACCGAAAACCAGACGCTGAACCAGTACATGGACACGTGGACGGAGAGTGCAGCGGGAATCACCGTAGGATCCAGCGAGCCGACCAACCCAGAGATAGGAGACCTCTGGTACAACCCATCCGTCGGCGCGCTTTACAAATGCACAAATGGATGGGTACAGGAAAGCGGAGCGAACATCACCTGCGCGACCAGCGCCCCGGAGAACCCGAACGTAGGCGATTACTGGTACGACACCGCGAACAACATCTTCTACGTCCGCAGCAGACTGTGGAGCAACGCCACAGGCGTCAGAATCAGCGTCAGAGCCGATGAGCCGACCAACCCATCCGTGGGTGGCTACTGGTACGACACAACGGAAGAGAAGCTGAAAATCTGCTCCGGAGGATGGCAGGACACCGACATACCGGTAGCCGCAGAACCACCTGCAGAAGCAAAAATCGGCGACCTCTGGTATGACACCGAGAACTCCGTCCTGAAGGTATGCGGCGGCACCGAGGAGGAAAAGACCTGGAGCGGCGCCGGCAAGAACTGCCCACAGACGCAGCCAAGCTCCCCGGCATTCGGAGACGTATGGTACGACGCCGAGAATTCCGTCATTCAGGAATACAAGGCGATCTGGACAGACGACACCGAGCACAACTTCACGTATAGCCAGACGGTACCTGAAGACCCGCAGGAAGGCGACTGGTGGTATGACACCACCCTCCACGTTTACGTCCAGCAATGGACGCGAGACACCGGAAGAACGTTCACCTACGGCGCCGTAGCAGCTGCAAACGCGAAGGAGAACGACTGGTGGTACAGCACCATAAACGACACCCTCTACACCTACGGCAGAGTGATGGCGCTCGACGATACGGACACCTTCGCCTACAGCGCAACCAGACCCGCTATCGCTTTTGATGGCGACTTCTGGTATGACACCGGCCGCAACATCCTCATGGAATACGCGTCCGGCTGGTTCATCGTTGAGGACATCGCATTCACCTATGGCGCAAGCCCGGCGAGAACCCCAGATGCCGGCGACTGGTGGTACAACACATCGAGCCAGCAGCTCTACGAGTACAACGGCGCACAATGGGTAGCCAACTACGCAACGATCACGTGCTCGATTTCACAACCGAACACACCGGAAGCGCTGACAGACCTACTCGACCCGATCATGACGGCGCCCATTACGGAGATCCTCAAGGGCAGCAACTACGTCAGCTTGACGGCAATGCTCTCGAACATGGATCTGACCGAAGGCTTCAAGTGGTCGGAGACTGGCGTATTCGCCCAGATCGACAACGAAGAGCCGGAGCTTTACGCTTACTGCAACGCCGGAGATCTGTACGATTACATCCCGGACAACACCTGCGGCCGTAACATCAACGAAACGTTCACGCTCCTGGTTATGGTAGGAGACGCAGAGAGCGTCTCTGCGACCATCGGCGAGGCGTCGGTATATGCAACCAAGGCAGAACTGAACAACCACATCAGAGACAGCGAGAACCCCCACCAGGTAACCGCAGCGCAGGTCGGTCTCGGCAACGTGGAGAACAAAGCGCCGTCCGACATGACGGTGAACTTCACGGAAGCAGCCAAGCTGGAGGACGTAAAAACCGGCGAGAAACTCTCTACTCTCTTCGGCAAGATCAAGAAAGCCATCAGCACTTTGATCCTGCACCTGAAGGCGGAGAACCCTCACCAGATCACAGCCTCAAAAATCAGCGCAGCAGCCGCGAACCACGCCCACTATGTATCAGGAGTATTCACCGGAAACGGCACGCAAAAGCGCTTGATTTCTCTCGATTTCACTCCTTCGGTGGTCATCCTTTGCAACGGCAGAGGTATGACCGGCGACGACATCGACGGCGTATGCGGCGGTATTGCCGTAGGCGCACACGGACTGCGTAGCAGACAGTGCACCGTGGTCTCTCACGAAACCACATGGAGCAACTCCGACACGGCGCTGCTCATTACGACAAATGGCTTCTACGTGAACTACTACAGCTCCACCAAAGTATCAACGAACAAGAGCGGCGAGACTTATCGCTACATCGCGTTCAAGTAAAGGAGGAACCACGACATGGGACTTAAAAAGCTCACCGAGAAGAAGGTAGCTACCAACCTCCTGGACGAAGCCTACGTCGTCGTTACACAACAGATAACTGACGACCAGGGCGAAGCAAAGGAAGCCGTGCGAAGAATTCCGCTGGCGACCTTCTTCTCAACGATCGGCGCAGATGTTGACTTCGACCAAGACGAGCAGGCGCTATACCTGCTCAACCGCGACGGAGTACGCATCGGCGTCGGAACAACCATCATCGCCGGAATCACCGGACTGCAGATGTACACCGAGGAAGACGACAACGCGACACAATACCTCGTGCTTGCCGACAGCAACGGCGTAGAGCTCTGTAGAACGGAATTCACGGTAACGGGATCCGGAACAGGAACCGCGTACACCTGCCGCCTTATCAACGGCATGAGCAGCGCGAACCTTTCCGTCCCTTCCGGTCAAGGATGCTCTCTGCAGTACGAATACTACGAATACTACGGCCAGGACAGAACCACCGTAGACGCAACGGCGCAGTACTTCGTAAAGACCGGCACCAGCGACTATCAGCTGGTGAAAACCGAAAGCATCAACCAGGGCACCCACACCGTGCCCGTTTCCGAATACCTGACTACCGGCGTGAACTACTTCAAGATCCAGGTAGCCGGCGGCGAAAGCGGAACGATCAAGACGCTGACCTTCACGATTAACGTGGTGGACATCGCCCTGACTTCCACCTTCAGCGACACCCAGGCATACAGCAGCAGTATCAGCTTCTTATACCGCGTAACCGGCAAGAGCCTCAAGAAGACGATGTACTTCTACGTGGATGGCGAACTTTACGACGAAGTCGACATCGGAACCAGCCACAACGTCCAGCTCACCGAGACGCTGAACCTTGCGAGGTACGGACACGGACATCACATCATGACCTGCTACTTCTTAACCGAGGACGGCGCGAGATCTCCGGAGCTGACCTACGACATTATGTTCACCACCGGAGAGGCAGAGACGATCATCGGCTCCACCTTCTCCGAAACAGAGGTCACCTTCGGCGAGACGATAACTGCAGACTACGTAGTATTCACACACGGAAGCGACTACACGGCGGAGGTTTTACTCGGCATCTATACGCTGGACGCTGCCGGCGAGAAGCAATACTACAGCCAGACCGCACTCTCCAACGTGGTAAACCAGAGCGTGCAAAAGTGGAACATCACCGACTATCCGGAAAGCGGAAAGATCTACCTGGAGATCGCAGCAGGCACAACCGTCCGCACCTTCGAGGTAACCGTCAACGCTATCAGCGGCGACCGAGACCTCTCCGGCGTAGACACCCGACTGATCGCGGCGTTCTCCGCTTCAGGCAGAAGCAACAACGACACCGCGCGAGAGGTGCTGTCCGCAGCGTACACCAGCAAGGACAACGTGCAGACGACCATCAAGGGCGCCCTTTCCGGTTTCAACTACCGAAGCAACGGCTGGGTGAGCGACGCAGACGGCTATCCGGTATTGAGAATCAGCGGTGGCGCTTCCGCACAGATTAACCTGCCGCTTTTTGCATCCTCCTGGAGAGACGACCAGAACCAGGACATCCAGCTCGCAGGCAGTCCTACAACCGCAGGGCGTACCTTCGAGATTTCCTTCAGAACGCAGAAGGTAACGGATGAAAGCAAGAGCATCATGACGCTTTACGACGAAGACAGCGGAATCGGCGTGAAGATCTTCCCTTCGAGAGCGTACATTCTGTCCGACGCGATGAGCATCGAGCAGGACGACGAAGGAAACATCCTCAACAAGAACGCCATCCCTTACGTTCCGTACTCTTCGACACAGGGCAAGGTGCGCTTGACATTCGTAGTCGAGCAGAACGGCTACTACAAAGAAGAGGACGGCACCGCAAAGCAGCTGATCCGAATCTACGTAAACGGAGAGATGGCGTCCGCCATTCCTTACAGCACCGACAGCTTCACCACCAGCAACGCAATACCGAAGCTCGAAGCCGAAGGCTGCATCTTCGACGTTTACACCATGCGCTTCTACGACTACGCGCTGGACGACGCAGGCGTGCTGAAGAACTTCATCGCCGACCTGCCGAGCACCAGCGAGAAGATCGAGGTCTATGACGCCAACGACATCGTGGACGACAACGACGACATCGACTTCTATTTGAGCATTCAGAAGTACGCGAGCATGGTGCTGACCGGTACCCTTTCCGCCTACAAGGGCGACAAGGTGAAAATCGGCTGCCAGCTCTACAAACCGGACGGCAGCACCGAGGACGGCTACTACATCGAATGGGACTACATGGAGCAGGATGCCGAAGGCAAATACGGAAACGTGAACAACGTCCAGGGTACCAGCTCCCAGTACTACCTGAAGAAAAACTACAAGATCACCTTCTACAAGCTCGTGAACGGCGAATTCAAGAAGGTCAAGGTGGTTATTATGCCCGGCATGACACCGGTCAACACCATCTGCGTCAAGGCGGACTATATGTCCCCGGACAGCGCAAACACCGGCAACGCCAACTACTGGCAGTCTATCCTCGAAGAGCAGACCCCGCAGCAGAAGGAGAACGCGGCATATCAGACATCCATCAAGGGATACCCGATCCTGATGTTCCACCGCGAAACCGAGGGCGACACTCCGACCTTCATCGGCAGATACTGCCTGAACAATGACAAGAGCAACGCGGAAGCATTCGGTCTTGTAACCGAAGGCGACAGCGGAAACAACACCGTCTGCCAGATGTGGGAATACCTCGATAACGCCGAGGATATCTGCAACTGGAAGACCGACAAACTTCAGGAACCCAGAACGGACAAAGACGGCAAGTCCTACCCGGCATGGATGGACGCGCTGGAAAGCTCGTATCCGGACCAGGGAGACCTCGAAGACGAAGGACTGCTCCCGAACCTCGACCGTATGCAAATCACATACAGCTGGGTGGTTCAGAGAGCGAACTACCTCGCGGCAAGCAAGACCAGCGGCGGCGGCACGTACAACGGCGTGACCTACACGAACGACTACGACCTCAAGCTGGCGATCTTCAGGAGAGAATTCTCGCGCCACTTTAATGCTCACCATTTCGCGCATTACTTCATCGCCAACGAAGTACCCCTCCTTGTTGATAACTTCAGCAAGAACTTCTTCGCGGTGCCGAGAACCAACAACCAACGGATCCTCAACACCGACGGCGAGGAAATCACGGTAGCGAGCCTGATCGCCGAAGACGGATCCGTAGACATCAGCAACGTGGACTGGGAGAATTCAACCTTCGACCCCGTGTACGCGATGCTCTACGATATGGACTCCTGCCTCGCAGCGGACAACAACGGCTACGACCAATTCCCGTACTACGCGGAAATGTGGGACAGCTACAACGGCAGCAAGATCGTGAACGGCTCGGAGAATATCCTCTTCCAGCTTTGGTACGGCGCATTTTACGACGACCTCAAGAACCTTTACTGCCGCTTCAGAGACACCAGCAAGACGCTCTCCCCGGCGCTTTATATGCGTGCTCTGATCGACGACTTGACGAAGGCAATGCCGATCGTCGCCATCAACAAAGACCAGCGCTTCAAGTACATCGACGCATACGAAGGCGGCTACTTCAACTACGAGACGGAAAGCTGGCTCTACACCGCAGCCTTCATGTACCTCGTAAAGAGCACGATGGAGAGCTACCACCGCGACTTCATCACGAAGAGGTTCGCAATGCTTGACAGTAAGTACCTGGAGGACAGCTACCTGCAGGACAACTTCAACTTCAGAATCAATCGCGGCCAGAGTAACCCGGAAGACCTCGCATTCGAAATCACACCGTGCCAGGCGCTCTACTGCTACACCGAATGGGGTAACAGCGGAAGCTACATCGGCGGCAAGTGCCTCGAAGGCGAGAGCATCGAAATGAAGCCGACCGCAGCTGGTAACTGGAGCGACATCGTCCTGGCAGTTTACGGCGCGAGCCACATCAAGAGCCTCGGCGACCTTTCACCTCTGTACCCGTCGAAACTGCAGAGCTTGTCGCTTTGCCAGAACCTGACCGAGCTCATCCTCGGCAGCAACGCGGAAGGATACAACAACAGCCTTCTGACAAGCATCAGCGACGTCAGCTACCTCACAATGCTGGAGAAGCTGAACATCTGCAACTTGACAGCGCTCGGCGGTACCGTCGACCTTTCAAACTGCGACGTGATCGAAGAGGTCTATGCAACCGGCAGCGCAATCGCGGCCGTCGTATTCCCGCAGGGCGGCTACTTGAAGAAGGTAGAACTTCCCGCAGGAATCACTTCTCTGGAAATCGTAGACCACAGCGAGATGCAGCGCTTCACGATGGAAAGTTATGCAAACATTCTCCGCTTGAGAGTGGAAAACACACCGAACATCGACACAGCTGCCATCATCGCCACCAGAGGCGCCAGCCTGAACAGAATCAGACTGGTAGGCGTCAACTGGACGCTCGCAGACGAAACCGTCCTCCGCATCATTGCTGACGACAGTATGAAGGGCAAGGTTATCGACGCGAACGGCAACGCGGTAGAAGACACCAACAGCTACCCGACCATCACCGGCACGGTAACGATCGGCAGGATCCAGAAGAGCCTGCTCGACAAGCTGAACAGCATCTACCCGAACCTTAACATCAGATACACCACCCTCTACCACGTGGCAACCTTCAAGGACTGGGACGGCAGCGTTCTGAAGACCGAAGAGGTCAACGACGGAGAATCGGCAACCGCACCGGTAGCACCGGAGAGAGCGAACACCGTGCAGTACGTCTACGCCTTCAGAGGCTACGACCTCAACTACGGCAAAATCACAGCCGACACAACCTTCACGGCGCTATACTCGGAGGCTCTGCAGCAGTACGACATCGAATTCAGAGAGAACCAGGGCGACCAGGCGGTGCTCGAAACCGTCGAAGGCGTATCCTACGGTTCCTCGTACACGTACCCCGGCGAACTTCCAACAAGAGAAGGCTACCTCTTCGTAGGCTGGCAGGATGCAGACGGACACGTCTACAACTACAAGCAGCAGATGCCGAATGACAGCGCGAGCATCGACGCTGACGGCTTGCCGGAGGTTATAAAACTCTTCGCAGCCTGGGAAGCGGTCGAAATGCCGGCAACCAGCAAGGCATTCAACCAGCTGACACATGGCGAGCGCCTCTGGTGCGCTATCGCTATTCAGCGAGGCGAAGCCGAGGACTGCACCGTCGTCTACTACAGCGACACCCAGGAGTACATCATCACCAACCTGACGACGCTGGCAACGGTAACCATCGGCGCCGGAGACACCAAGCAGTACACCCTTTATAACGGCGAGACGCTGACACAGCAGGTCGCAGACTTCAATCACGACTTCCTGGACAGCTCGAAGACTGGCAAGGCGGGCATCAGCTACATGATGAAAAACTGCTTGACGAAGACCGGCAACATGAACCCGAACTACAAGCACAGCTTCAACTTCCAGATCGGCGCAGACGAACCTATCGTCAGCGACGACGGAGACTATTCGAGCGCCACAGCAGCCAAGCTGACAAACACCCACGTAGCAACAGCTGACGAAGTGGCGGCAGGCTTCGTAGAGATCAAGTCCCTCGGTCAGACATACCTGGCAGCCATCGAAGTAAACCACGCAGATGGAACCAAGACGACCTGGGCGCTTGACGACAAAGGCTTCTACATCGGAACCGACAGCGACAAGGTCAACGATAAGATCTCGCAGAACACCTGGTACAAGTCCGACACCAACGTGGACGCAGATAACCCGTTCTACAAGATCGGAAAAATGCTGCAGAGCGCTGGCGTCAACATCTTGAGCGCGGACGGCGCCGTCCAGACCGGATGGGACGCAACCCAGTACACCTGGGCGTTTATCATCGGGCAGAGCATGACCTTCGATAACTTCGGAGGAATCAAGTTTGACGCGACAGGAAACGACGACCTCAACGTAGCCGCAAACAACGCCTACAACGGAAACGGCAAGTCGAGAATCGTCTTCTGCTCCGACCACACCTACGACTGGAACAACTTCCTCGAAGTGAGCCAGGGCGCCGTGATTTCTGTACCGGTAATCGAAGGCGACTCCGTAACCGTCAAGGCATACGGCAAGAGCCGAAACGCCGGAGGCTACGAAGCCACCAGAATGGCGAAATGGGCAAACGGTGAATTCCTGGATCAGCTGCCGATCGGACTTCTGAACACCATCATCCCAGTGTACAAAACAAGCTCCATCGGCAACCGAAGCTACGCCGTAACCGGCAAGCAGTACAAGATGTGGCAGGCTTCCTACATTGAGATGGGCAGTAACACGAACGTGTACCCTTACCTGCAGGAAGGCACCAAGTATCCGATCTTCACAAATGACGCATCGCGCATCAAGTACCTGGCAGACGGCACAGGTGCCGTCTGCAACTGGTGGGAGCGCAGTCCTATTCGCTACCATTCGTACGGCTTCTACTACGTCTTTACCAGTGGCTACCTGTACAACTACGGCTACGCGCACAACGCGAATGGCGTGTGCCTCGGCTTCTGCTCCGGCGAAGCAAGCGACAGCGAAGCGTAACCGATCCAACACATCTCTGGCAGCCTTATGCTGCCAGAGAGAACGGATTGCATAACGAAAGGAGGATAAACCGATGTCAGTACCACCCGGAGATCGCGGGAAATCAAGTATGCAGTTTGTCGAGACGGCAGACCGCATAGAACAACGAACGATGGAACTCTGCAGAAAGTGGCCGAAAACCTACACCTTCATCATCACACAGAGAACCGTCGCACTTGCCTCGGCTATTTATGAACACGCGCAGTATGCAAACGCCATACTTCCGCAGACCGAAGAAGAGAGAACCCAGAGAATACTCGAACTCGAAAAGGCGATGGGCGCGAATTACGCCTTCGCCCGGAAGATAGAACGAGCCTACTCACTATTCCCTCTATGCGGTCAGAAAGACGGACGCAGCCAAAAGGAGGAGCAGGAAAAGAGCAACAGGATCCTGGAAGAATTCATGAACCTATGCCTCGAAGAAGAGGACGCCCTCAAGGGCAACCTGCACTACACCAGACACATGGAACTGCACCGCCCACGTAACAACAAGGAAAAGCCGGAGTAAAACCCCGGCAAAGCACAACAACGGTTTATCTCTACACGCACAGGTGCCGTCTGCAACTGGTGGGAGCGCAGTCCTAATCGCAACAATTCGAACAACTTCTACAACGTCAATACCAGTGGCAACCCGAACAACAACAACAACGCGAACAACGCGAATGGCGTGTGCCTCGGATCCTATAAGTGGGGAAACCCCTCGACCAGACAAAGTAGCGGCAGAGCCGTGAAATCCGTGTCATTTTATAGAAGGAGAGATGGACCGTCCGCAGGACGACTGCGGAGAATTCGCATAAGGCTGCTATAAGCCTGAACCCGATATGCGCGGGCGGACGCTTCTTGCATGGTCGAAAGGATGGACGTCGCCTCGATTTCATGCCCGGTCGCATTTCGCAGTCAGATAAACGTCCGATATTAGACTGCACGGGGTGCATTGATTTAGGAGGAACGACACATGACAAGCCAAGAACGACATGAGGCTCGCTACCAGCGCCGGAAAGCGGCGCGGGAAGCAAGAAGAAAGGAGCTGCTCGATGAAGCGTTAGATTTCAACAAGGTTTTCACATTTCCGCACCTTTACCACAGCGCACAGCTGTGCTTTAAGGGCGTGAGCTGGAAGGCAAGCGTCCAGGCGTACAAAGCCAGGTGCGGCATCAACGTAGCAAGGAGACTGCGGGATCTCCGGAACGGCGTATGCAAGCTGCGAAAATGCCCGGAATTCTACATAAGGGAACGAGGGCACCTGCGAAGGATAAACAGCATCCACATCGACGACCGAGTACCGCAGAAATGCAACAGCTACTACAGCCTCAAACCGGTGCTTCACCGGACGCTGGTGTACGACAACTACGCCAGCCAGGAAGGCAAAGGCACCACCAAAGCAAGAGACCGCGTCAAGTGTATGCTGGAGCGCCACATCAGGAAGTACGGAATGACCGGAGGCATGATCGTCTTCGATATCCGCCACTTCTTCGACAGCATCCAGCACTCACTCGTGCGCCAGGTTATGGATAAGCACTACGACGACAAGTGGATCATCGGTCTGAACATGAAAATCGTCCGCCACAACAGGACGGACGTGGGACTGGTTCTCGGAAGCGAAAACTCGCAAGACTTCGCGATCACCACACCGAGCAGCCTCGACCACTTCATCCGCGAGGTTTTACGACCGGACAGCAGCGGACGATACATGGACGACGGAATAATCATCCACCACGACTACGAATACCTGAAGGGCGTCCTGGAGGAAATAAAAGCCTTCGCCGCGCGGCTCGGTTTCACCCTTAACGAAAAGAAAAGCCGCCTCCTGCACTTCGGAGAACAATTCACGTTCCTGAAGCGCAAGTACGACTTCACAGAGACCGGGCACATCATCATACGCCCCGCCAGGGAAAGCGTCGTCAGAGAGCGTAGAAAACTGAAAAAGCTGGCAAGGAAGCACGACGAAGGAAAGATACCGTTCAAGACCTGCAGCGAATCGGTGCAGGCTTGGAAAGCCAGCATAGACGGTACAAAGTGCTTCAAAATCACCCAGAGCATCGACACTTTATTCAACCAGCTGCTCATACCGTGGCTGGTTAGAGAGGAGGCATACACGCCATGTACTACAAAATCGTATCAGGTGGACAGATCGTCGACGTTTGCGACGGCTTGAACTTCGTCCGCTGGCAAAAGAAGAACTCGCTCTTTTTAGCCTGCAGCAACGAGGCGGAAGCCGGCGGAATCATATCCTCGGACGGCTCCACAATTTATCTGCTCGAAGGCGCAGAACAGGTGAACGACCTGGCGTACGCCCACTATGCAGAAATCGACGAGGATACCTACAACTCGCTCCGTGAACAGCTGATCGAGAACGGCATACTGGAGGATCCGAAAGTGGAACCGCCCAGCACGGAGGAAGAAAACACAGGAACCCACGAACCGGTCGCAAAGAGCGAGGAGCGACAGCTCATCGAAAACCTGCAGGCGCAGGTCGATATGCTGACCGAGTGCATCCTGGAAATGTCGGAGCACGTCTATGCTTAGGCGTTTAATATTCCGAATTTTATACGGAAAGGAGGGCGAAGCAATGATGGCAATGTTATGGGCACAGCAGATCATGCTGGGTAAGAAGACATTCGCGCAGGTTCCCCGCTTGCTGAAGGACCAGGTCAAAGAGCTCCTGGTTGATAGCGGTATGGGCGAACTGGCAGCCGAGTAAAAAACCACCACGAAAGGAGCACATGAGGCAATGAACCCACTCGAACTCATCGACCGCCTCTGTGCGGTCACGGAAGCACAGTCCCGCATCATCCGCGAGCAGGCGCTCTTCATTGAGCAAATGAAAACCGTGGACGCGGAGACGAAAAAACAATTTGCAGATAAGCGTGTACCCGTTGACACGGAGCTTAACCTTCTCGAAGTCGGGCTCCGTCCGTACCACAACACCGGCTGCAGGAAAGGAGACGACCATGCTTGAATTATCCGTCGGAGAATTGATAGCGATCGTCGCCGCAGCCTTCGGTCTTCCGACTGCCTTCACCGGCTTCTGTGTATGGCAGCTGAAGCGCAAGATCGAGAAGCGGGAAAAGCGAGAAGAAGAACGCGAGGTAGCTCGCGAGCAAAACGAGCTCTTCCTGATTAAAGGCACCAGCGCCGCGATCGCTCTCGGTGAGGCAACAGCCAGAGCCGTGCAGCGGATCCCCGACGCCCACTGCAACGGCGATATGCACGCTGCCCTGGAGTACGCCACCAAAGTAAAGCATGAGCAGAAGGACTTCCTGGCAAAGCAGGGCGTCCATGCTCTCTACGAGTAAAGGAGGCGCGCTTCATGGCAAGAAAGAAGCGCAGCAAGCTGACGCTCTGGCTCCGCCGTAAAAAGCGAGCCAGGGCGAAAGCGAAGGCTGCAAAACAACCGAAACACATCAGAACGATGGACGTCATTCTGGTGATCGTCGCGGTGGCGCTCCTGGCGTTCACCATCGAGATGATCGCTCTCTTCAAAGAGACCGGAATGATACCCGACACCCTGGTCACCTGCGTATTTGCCGCCCTGGGCGGCGAGTGCGGCATGATGGCATGGATCAAGACCGCGAAGGAACGCAACAAAGAGCGCAAGTGGGAACTCGAAGACCGAGACCACATGGAGAAGCGCGAGGACGCGGCAAACGAAACGGAGGAATAAACAATGGCACTCAAAGGCACCACAACCGAAGAGAAAATCTGGAATTTTCTCAAAGACAACGGTCTGAACGACTTCGGCGCCGCCGGCTTAATGGGTAACCTTTACGCAGAATCGGCGCTCCGCCCGACGAACCTTCAGAATACCTACGAGAAGAAGCTCGGCATGACAGATGCCGAGTACACCGCAGCCGTGGACAACGGAACGTACTGCAACTTTGTGAAGGACTGCGCCGGCTACGGCTTGGCACAATGGACATACTGGTCGCGCAAGCAGAATCTGCTTGACTTCGCAAAGAGCGCGGGCAAGTCCATCGGCGACCTGGAGATGCAGCTCTCCTTCTTAATCAAAGAGCTGAAAAGCGGATACGCATCCGTCCTCCAGACCCTGAAGACTGCAACCAGCGTCCTCGTGGCGTCGAATGCAGTCCTGCTCAAGTACGAACGTCCGGCAAACCAGGGCACCAGCGTCCAGAACGCCAGAGCCTCCTACGGACAGAAATACTACGACAAATACGCGAAACCCGCAAAGAAGGAGGAAACCCCTATGTCAACCAAAATCACCACCGGCGCCCAGCTCGCCGCCAAAGCGAAGGACGTGGCGCTGAACTACAAGACACTCTACGTCATGGGATGCTTCGGAGCACCGATGAACGCGACCAACAAGAAGCGCTACTGCTCGAACCACACCTACAACAAAGCAGCTGCTCGCCAGGCAATGATCAACGCGGCCAGCGCCGACACCTTCGGCTTCGACTGCGTCTGCCTTATCAAGGGACTGCTCTGGGGATGGTGCGGCGACAAGAACAAGGTGTACGGTGGCGCAGGGTACGCGGTCAACGGCGTGCCTGACATCGGCGCCGACAGCATGATCGGCGTCTGCAAGGACGTGAGCACCGACTTCTCCAAAATCGAGGTCGGCGAAGCGGTATGGTGCAAGGGACACATCGGCATCTACATCGGCGGCGGTCTCGCCGTTGAATGCACACCGGCGTGGAAAAACTGCGTACAGATTACCGCTTGCAACTGCACCAAAAGCGGCTACAGCCGCCGCAACTGGACGAAGCACGGCAAGCTGCCGTATGTTTCCTACACCGGCGCCAGCGAAAGTGTGAACGCCGGAGCCTCCACGACAACCACCACGAAGCCGAGCACCAGCACCGGTACCGGCAGCGAGACGGTCTACGTCGTGAAGAAAGGCGACACGCTCTCTGCGATCGCCAGAAAGTACGGCACTACATACCAGAAGCTCGCCCAGTACAACGGCATCGCAAACCCGAACATCATCAGCATCGGGCAGAAGATCAGGATCCCCGGCAAAGCCACCCAGGCGGCCGCGTGGACTCCGAAGGTCGGCGACACCGTTATTTATAACGGCAACAAGCACTACACCAGCGCAAACAGCACCGCAGCGAAGAGCTGCAAGGGCGGCAAGGCGAAGATCACCCAGATCTACCAGCTGGGCAAATCGAAGCACCCCTACCACCTTGTGAGAGTCTCCGGATCCGGCGCCACGGTTTATGGCTGGGTAGATGCCGGAACCTTCACGAAGGCGTAAGCATGGGCGCCCTTCTGAACCTCCTCCTGCTCATTGCAATGCTGGCGATCGCCGTTGTGTGGATCGTCAGCCTCTGCAGGTGGGACGGAGAGAAAAACTGCAACCCAAACGAATGCGAGACGTGTCCCTTCCCATGCGAGGGGCACTCCGCTAAATCTAATAATCGAAAGGAAACCACACCATGAAAGAATTCATTCTCGTACTGCTCCAGGCAGTAATCATCGCGGCCGTTCCGGTCATCACTTCGTACCTCTGCAGCTTCCTCAAGCAGAAGAGCAACCAGGCAGCCGCAAAAACCAACAACGAGCTCGCCGCTTCTTATATCAAGGAAGCAGCCGACGCGGTCACAACGGCGGTAACGTTCACCAGCCAGACCTACGTGGACAACCTGAAGAACAGCGGAGCCTTCTCGACAGAGAACCAGAAGGAAGCATTCAACAAGGCGATGAGCAAGGCTATGGAAATTATGAGCGCCGAGGCGAAGAACTACCTCGCCAAAGCATACGGAGACTTGACGAACTACCTCGCAACCAAGATCGAGGCGGAGGTCAGGGACCAGAAAAACACAGCCATCCTCACCGGCGAACTCATCACGGAATAAAAATTCTCGGAAATTGAGAAAAAGTTATTGACAAATCGGTAACCCCGTGATATACTGGCGGAGGGGAGGGGGTCTAAGGGGGAGTGAGCCTCCGCCCCTCCCGTCCCTCTAATTTGTTGAAAAGTGCCAGAAATACGCACATCTTCTTTGTGTAGTATTTTTGGCATTTTTCTCTTGACAATAAACCAATGGCGGTTTATAATGTTCTCGTAAACCGAGAGAGGAAGAGCCTCCGAGGATAAAACAGAATGCGACAGTGCAAGTCGGGCGGAAGCGGTCAGAGAACCGGGAAAGCCGGCGGACGGTAACGGCTGCGAAAGGTAACCTCGGCGCCTTCCCCTCCGGGATACACCAAAACAACAAACACGGAGGAACCAAGATGAAATTCGAGAAAAAGAGCTACAGCGAAACCTGCTACGAATATCGCGGCGCTTACATTTACAAAATCACCCGCCTCGACTACTGCGCATACGCGGACGGAAAAATGGTGGTTCACGAAAAGACCCTCAAGGCAGCAAAAGCAAAAATCGACGAACTTCTGAAGGAGGAAGCATAATGAAAAAATATAAAGCAACCTACTGGAGAGAAAACCCGCAGCTTCCGAATGGCGGCTACGAAACAACCAGGACCATCGAGGCGAAGACCCAGGCGGCAGCAAAAAAGAAAGCCGAACAGCTGACGGTTTCATACGGCAGCCTTCGACTGATTGATATTGAGGAGGAAAACTAAATGAGAAACACCATCAAGGCAAAGACCGGCTACAGAATCAGATACGCGCAGAGAACCCTCGAAGCGATCGGAAGTCCCAACACCATAAAGTACGCAATTCTATACGATGGCGAAGAAAAAGTAATGATCGCTGAACTGAAAAGCCACACCGAATACCTGGCCGAAAAAGAAGACAACGAGTGCTTCAACCTTTGCGAAGTGTTCACCACCGAGAAAGGAAACCAATTCATATACTGGAGAGACGAAGAGCTCGACCAGGACTACATCACCAAAATACCCACCGGGACACAGGAGGAAACAAAATGAGCTACATGACACTAAAAGGATTACGCACCCGCCGCAACCTGTGGCAATGCGACGTTTCGCTTTACAAAGAAAGATCGGAGGCAGAAGCGGACGGTTTCAACCTCATATACGAAGACGAAGAGGGCGCAGTTTACGGAATCAGAAAAAACGAATACTGCTGGGAAAAGCTCGCATTCGTCCCCTACCCGGAATACTACTCAAAATATGAAGGGAGGGCGATCGGATGAAGCAACCCACCCCGTGCGCTACTTGCCAACACCTGGGAGATGCCCAATTCCCCTCCGTCCGCTATTACGTCGGCGGCGAGCTGAAGTCAGAACTGATAGGCTTCAGCGACCGACCGAACGGAGAGCCGGTGGAATTCCCGGCCAGACATTGCAATCACGAAAAACGCAAAGGCAAGGTGAGCGTTTACGAAGCATCAGACCACCCCTGCCAATGCATCTACTACGAAGAAAGGAAATGGGTGCGACCAGGCACCTGCGGAGAATGCCAACTCCACACGTCATACACTAACGGCCAGATCGCCTGCAGCGGACACCCGTTCACCGGAAAGCACGAAAGAGACGAACCTGCCTGTCCAAACGGCAAGGTCGAAATAAACGCCCAATTAACATTATTTTGAGGAGGAGCAAATATGGAATTCAGAGACAAGAACGGAACGCTCATCGAAGCCGGAGCGTTCATCAGACACGACAACGGCGACATCGAGGAGGTATTCTCCACCACGACGGCGTCCGGAGACGAAAGCCTCGGCATCATGGCGACGAACCCTGCATACCTGAAGAACCACCCAGACTGCGAGATCGAATACTACGACCTCTCAAACTTCAACCTGAAGGAATGGGAAATCGTCCAGGAGGTGCAGCCATGAAGCAGATGATCCTGACGCTCCCACTCAAAGAGGGAGAACCGATCCCGGCGTCAATCCTGGTAGCAGCCAGCCGAATCGCCGGAGCTGTAGCTGACACCGTGAGCAGCGTCGAGATCCACGGCGAAGACGGCCGCACGTACACACTCACCAGACCGAAGGAGGCAACAGCATGAGTCAGAGAGAACGTATGCTGCAGGAGGTCAAATACATAACCTCCTGCGAAGAATTCACGCCGGAAGACATCGTCGACCACCTTCTGCATCGCGGGGCGCTCATGCCGCCCTGCCCGATCGGAACCAAGATATACATCCTGGTAACCAAGCGACCCAAAATCACCCACCCGGAATTCACGTTCATAAAGGAATCGCACCTCACCTACTACAACCTGGAGCGCGTCCTGGCGGAATTCGGAAAGACCGTATTCCTCGACTACGAGGCAGCGAAAGAAGCAAAGGAGAAGATGAAATGAACCTCAAGCAAGCGATAACCGTGCTCGACAGCACGATCCCACCGTCGAACAACAAGATGGTGGACATGGCACACCTCCCGATCGCCCAGGCGTGGGAGACCATCAAAACCGCCCTGAAATTAGGGCAAATTCAGACCGAAGGCAGACTGACCGCTTACAACGACGGACTGCCATACTTCCCGGAGTGCTTCAAAGCGCCATGCTCCGGAATGGGATGCAAGAAGAAGGACTGCGAATTCATGACAGACGTCTGCAGGAAGCTCGCAGCATTTGAAGACCAGGAAGAGCGCTACACACCGCAACGCCCGGAATTCTGGGGCGACGGATACGACGAAAACGGCGAGCTCATCTACGACCAGGCGAAGTGCCCGAACTGCGGCAATGACGACTTCGAGGAAGGCATCAACAACTGGGGATGCAAATTCTGCCCAGACTGCGGTCAGGCATTAGACTGGGGTGACAACGCGTGACACTTAAAGAAGCGACCGAGGCAGCCAAGAAGAGAATGCCGGTCATCCACAACGGAATCGAATATCTGCGCATCAAGCAGGCGGGGTACGATTACGACGACCAGGGCAACCCGACGCCCTTCGTACAGCTGCTCGACAAATGCAAACACAGCGTATCATACGCCGATCCGGCGAGAGTAACACTAAAGGAGGAACCGCCATGTACAGAATCGTGAGATACTACAACGGCACCAAAGGCTTCGGCCGCAAATTTGAAACAGAAAAAGAAGCGAGAGACCACATCGCCACGGATCCGAAGATCCAGCAGGACATCGAGGACGGCTTCAGCTTCGACGTGGAGGAATGCGACTGATGGGAAAAACATATAAAGTCAAAGTGCAGCGCCCCATCTTCCCCGAAGGAGCACCGGCGCTCGTTTATAGCAAATGCGGAACCATACCGCCCACCCACCTACCGCTTGAAGGTCCCCTCAAGGACGCCCTGGGAGATCGCGACAAGGCATACTTCAGATGCCGCGTCGACGGAACCCTCCTGGTGCTCCTGAAAGAGCTGCGCCACCAGAATATGCTTGACCTCATCGACGACTACGTCGAGAAGCACAGCGAGGAAACCGAAACCGCATACAGCCGGTCAGACTTCTACAACGAAGCAGCGGTGGCTCTGCTTCAGAGCAAAGGCGTGGACGTCGACGAAGACGGAAGCGTAACAAAAGCGTAACAGAAAAATCGTAAGCGAAAGCCATCAGAGAAAATAGAGATAATAGAGGCACGAGAGGCACCGAAAAACACGACACAAAACCTCGTGCCAACCCGCTACGAAAGAGTGGGAATAAGAACCAAAAAGCCGATACCCCTTTATTTACAAGGGATATCGGCTTTATTTTTTACCAAGCGTACCAAAAGCGTAACACTTTACTGCAGGTCCTCGATTTTTTTCTCGAACTCCGAGACAACACCGGTGTAATTCTCGCCCTCGTCAGTTTCCAACCGAGAGGAGACCTCCTCCTGCTTATCCGGATACAAATGCGAATACGTCTGCAGCGTCGTCTGGATGTTTTCGTGGCCCAGGCGTTCAGAGACCAGAAGCGGAGAGAAACCCATCTCGATCAGAAGCGACGCATGGGAGTGCCGGAGATCGTGAACACGGATCCTCTTCACACCGGCCGCCTTGCTGCCGCTTGACATTTCATTCGACAAGACGTGCTTCGTGAAATAGAAGAGACGGTCGCCCGGCTCGTAGTCAACCAGCCGATCGGCGTAGTCGCGGATCAGAGCCAGGACAAAACGAGGAACCGAGACGACACGGTTCGAGCGCGGCGTCTTCGGAGGCTGGATAACCGTCTCCCCTTTGACCTGCGCTGCCGTTTTATTTATGGAGATGCGCGAACGCTCGAAGTCCACGTCCAGGAGCGTGAGTGCCAGAAGCTCCCCGGAGCGCATACCAGTCCAGAATAGCAACTCGAAAGCCAGCCTTGCGGCTGGTTTTTTTACGCACTCAATAAAGCGGCGGAATTCCTCCCGCGTCCAGAACTGCATCTCATCGGCCGTCTTCTTCCCAAAGGGACCACACACCACGACAGGATTTGACGGCAACCCATAGAACCGGACGGCGTAATTCATCACCGCCGACAACTGATTATTGACGGTCTTCAGATACGTGGGAGAATACCCCGCAGGATCCGCGAGGAGATCATTCTGCCAGCGCCGAATCATCGTGGGCGTGATTTCGTTCACCGGCACCGACCGGAACGTCGGCAGAATTTTAGAATCGAAAAGCCAGCGCTTATTCTCAACCGTCGTAGGACGGAGCCTGGTGGAACAGTCCTCCATGTAGAGCTCCACCAGGGAGCCGAAGGACATATCGGTACCGCCGCCCTTCTTCTTCAGAAACTCGCGCTCATATTCCAACGCCTCCCGGCGCGTTTTGAAGCCTTCCTTCTTTTTCTGGCGCCGGGTACCGCCCCAGTCCTTATACCTGAACGAGACGAACCAGGTGCCGCGTTTTTCATTTTTATATACAGGCATCAGACCGCCTCCTTCCTTTGCACAGTACAAGCACGGTGCAAGCCGCGCCTTATACCTTAAACCCTATCCCTTAAACCTCATACCTCAAATGGGGTCCCTCAAACGTTAAACCTCAAACGCGGAACGGTTCCGCAGGACGTAGTCGCGGACGTGCCAGTCGAAAAGAACCAGCAGCACACCGACGACGCCACCCAGAATCAGATTGACGACTGCCATGACGATCAGCCAGACCTTCCGACCTTCGAAGTACGGAACGACGTGCGGATTGCCAGGCGTGATATTTTTACAATTCCGAAGACCCACAATGGCATTGATGACGTTCCAGACGCCAGCGGCCGCAGTATAGACCATGAGCAGCTGCACAATGCCGACAAGGAGCCAGGCAACACCAGAGACTACCTCGCAGCGCTTAACCTTCAGAGTCACAGCTGCAGGACCGGAGACCGGCGCCTTCTTCTGCTTCACCGTTTCCTGGATCCTCACAGAATACGGCGCAGAGCAAAAAGGACAGCTGACAGAAGAAACGCCTGCCGCGTTCGGAACCTCGACGGAATACCGGCGTCGGCAGGACGGACACATTATATTCACTTTAACCAACGTACCACCTCAATCCCAAAAGACGAAATATCGCCGGAGCTGACGCTTCAGGCTTTCTTTTTGAAGTCGATGAAGTTCTTACCAGACTGAACCTCATCAAGCGTTTTGAGCATTTCAATGTACTCCTCCGCCTTTTCGCGAGCCTCCCCAGAGAGACCCTCCAACATCTCGTGGACGTCAGGAGACGAAGCAATAGAAGGAGCAGCCGTGGAGGTACCAGCGGCGCCGACGCTCTCCGGAGCGTGGCCCATGACCGGAGACAACCCCAGGATATAATCAGCGGACACATCATACAAGCGGATGAGCTCCTGGATCGTGTCCGGATCCGGAGCCGATGAATTCGTTTCATAGCGAGACAAAGACTTGTCGCTTAAATTGATAAGAGCCATAACTTGCTTCTGGCTCAAGCCTTTTCTCTCGCGCGCCCTTTTCAGACGCTCACCAAAAGTCAGCATAATATCCCACCTTTCAAGAGTAATTATAACACACTTCCCGATTTTTGAGAATATATTTCTCGAGATATGCGAAAAAGATATTGACATCTCGGAAAACGAGTGTTATAATGAGAGCAAGAATTCTCGGAAAGCGAGAGAAAGGAGGAAACAGCACAATGATGAAAGTCCATCAGATGATGAGAGACTACCGCGAGAGCAAGGGCATCTCACAGTCCCACATCGCCAGGAAGACCGGGAAAAGCTCCCAGAGGATCAGCGCACTCGAAAATGGAAACATTCGCCTGACTGCAGACGAGCTCGTGGACATTTGCGTGAACGGTTTCGAGATTTCCCCGGCTATTTTTTTTACCATTGCACTCTCGGAAAACGAGAACTGCAACGCAGCCCTTCCCTCTGATTGAGAATCCTTACACTAAAATTATACCGAAAGGAGGCAGGAAAATATATGCCTAAACTCGCTACGAAAGCCAGCGACAACGAATTCTACAAAGCACGACTCGCGGCTTCATCGT